ATGTGACCAAGCTTGATTGTCGGGTCGATCCAGATTGAGAAACCGTCTTGTCTTGCTCGCTCACAGAACACAAAGTCCTCGCCCATGTAACCTTCCTCTTGGTCAAGATGGAAGTCAAAGAACGCGACCATGTGATCGTTGTGATTGTGATCCCAGTATTTCCACTCCGGATGGTTATCACGGAGCTGCTCAAACACTTTACGCTGGATCATGATGAACCCGGTTCCAACACGCTTGGCTTTTACCAGGCCCATCGAATCCATAAGGATGTTGCCATCCTCATCGTTATCCAGCATCGAGAAGTAGACCTTCTCTTTCTTACGGGCGCATCCAATACCGGCAACGATTGGGCGAGTCTGGTTAAACGCCAACAGACGGAAAATGTCGTCAGCGTTGATAACCATGTCTGCATCCACCATTAACAGGTGGTCACAGTCCGACTCTAAGAACATCTTGGCGATGCTATTTCTAGCGCGGGAGACCACGGAACATCCAGATATATTGCCCATCTGGACGTTGATTCCGTGAGCCTGCGCCTTCACACAGAACTCAGCTAACGATATGGCCAGCTTTACGCAAATCTTGAAGTCATAGGCCGGAAGGCCGATGAAGATTTTCTTGCCAACCAGATCGTAAGATTGTTCTTGGTTCATTTATCACCCGTAGTAGACAGTTGCTGTAATGCTGTTTTCTAAGAAAACCCGAACGCCATTACGCGCAAGGATTCCCTCGCCTGGAACAATGTTAAAAACATCATTTGTTGCCGAAACAGTGCTGATTAACAACACATCGTTGTAGACCGTGGCCACGCCTGAAGCGTCACCAGCGTCTGCAACGGCTACTGTGAAGGTGTTTGCATCCGCAACCGTGACTACTTTGTAGAAGTCATCTGTTGGGTTTGTGCCGCCTGACCAATCAATAAACGCCCACTCACCGACAATAAGCCCGTGATTAGGGGCTGTTACTGTCGCTGTGGTGGTTGATCGTGTGTATGTTCCTGCAATCGAGGAATTGTCATACAGACCAACCACGCCAGATGACGTCGTTGCCACCCCAAAGAACACCGCTTTTACACGGGTTCGGAATGGAATCATTAGGCCAGACGCATTCGCATATTGCGATTTAACGTCAGTTTGCATTCCCATTTTGGCTCTCCGTCGATTAAAGGGGGCCAAAGCCCCCCTATTTATTAAGCTGCGCGAGTAACCAATTTCCACACTGGGCTGGTAATCAGACCAGTCTGGATATAGAGGTTTGCACCGCTAATATCGACATACATAGAACCAGGGCCAGCAAAGTTATCGCCAGTTGTGCCATCGGTAGGAGCGCCAGATCCAGTCATCACGACAACGTCGTTAGATACACGGATTTCGGCTTTCTTGTAGTCCTGAACGGAACCGCCACCACCAACTGCGTCTTGCATTTGGAGGTCCATACCGTAGTCAAAACCAGATCCGCCTGTGGAGTTGGTCATGCCAATTCCGAAGCCAGCACGAGCTGTGGTCAGACCGCCATCGCCGTCCATCCAAGCCATAACAGCAGCATCGCCAGTTGTGGTGGTGTTGCCAATAACGCCCAGAACACCGACCTTGGGATAGGTAGAAGCATTGGTGCCGGTGATCAAATAACGACCAGTGGTTCCAATGTAGTAGGTAGAAGTAGAGGTCAGGTTGGAGCCAAACACCTGACCCGAAACGCCTTGTGCGCTCGACGGATCAGTAGCTGTGTTGCTACCAAAAGAACCTGTGGGGTTAACCGTGTAGGTAGCGCCGCGAGTTGCGGTGCCTTCAGCGGTGGAAGAAGAGCTTAGATAGGGTGCATCAGCGGTGCCGAGGACGAAGCCGTTCAGCGACGCGACTGGACCCGAAAAGGTAGTACGTGCCATGTCAATTCCTTTGCGTAGTAGCACATCCCCATACCATCTCTACTAAGTCTGCTAGGCCAGTCGGTACAGGTAATAATCCTAGACTTAAAACGAATAATACCGCTTTTAAACAAAAAGGGAAGAGATTTCTCCCTTCCCTTTCGCCTTATTAGGCAGCGCCCGGCGAACCGAACATGCCCAGCGGATCAGACCAGCCGAAGCTGTAACGCTCACGAGCCTTGTAACGGACGTTACCGGTGTCGAAGTCGCCGTCCATGCTGTTTTGCAGCGGGGTACGGACGAAGTGCTTCATGCCGTTAGGCACATCGGTCGTCAGATACCATGCGTTCGTATCCGTTAAGAAGTGGTTAACTGTGTAACCCTCAGGGATAGAACCATTGTTCTTCAGAGCGTTGATGTCGTTATCGGCTGTTGCAACGCGCAATTCCGTCTCAAGCAGACGAGTTGCCACGAACATGAGGTTCGGGGGAACGATCAGCTTGCGGGGCTTTGCGGCGATCAGCAGACCACGCTCATCCGTCCAGCCAGCGATTTGGATCACTGCTGCCTCAAGGGAGGTCTCGTTCAAGTCAGCCGGAGTGGATGGCTCGTTCGAGTTAACTCCACCTGAAACCAGGGGGTGATCAGTCGCAAACAGAGCTTTTCCGTCGCCACCGGGGTAGCTAGCGGAGAAGCCGTTGTTCAGGACGTTAGCGGCCTTAACCTGCTTGGTGTAAGCCATAGCACGGGCCAGAGCCTTGGTGTAACGCGAGCTGAGTGAGTCATAGAGGTTGTCCTCAATTGCCTCTTCAGTGATCGAGAAGCCCAGGGCGATAGTCTCGTGGTTGTAACGAGCTGTGAATGCCTCTTGTGCATTGTCATAAGCGATGGCAGCGCCTTCGTTTTTGACCGGTGCAGCAGAGAAGCCGGACAGCTTCGTCTCTTCTTCGAAGGAACGCTCAGAGGTCTCAGTTTCGTAGATCTCTTTGTGTTCTTCACCATAACGAGCATACTCAAGACCGAACAATGCGTTCAGGCCGGGGAGCAGCTCTTTCAGTAGTTGTGCGCGTGAAATAGCCATTTATATGCTCCTTAAGCAGCCACTTCAGAGCCGCCAGCATTGTAATACTGGTGTACACCGAAGTTGAATTTAACAATTACCTCGGTGTAAGAACCGGGGTAACCAGCGATAGCCGTGTCAGGCACTACGTCAACAATCTTGAAAGGCAGAGCCGTTTCAGTGTCAGCGGTAGCCAGAACAGCGGCGGCAGAGTCGCCAGATGTAGTCGAACCGCTCGAAGCGTTCGGCACATAAGCGACGTTTTGACCAACAGCAGCTTGTGTCAGGAAGCCAACGGTTGTGCCAGAAGACACAACGGCAACCTTCATCAGAGCATCGGGATCATCAAGAACAAAAGCCTTGATGTCGTCAGCCGTTACGCCACCAGGATAGTACTGCTGCTGGAGGAGCTGTTTGGTTGTGGGGTTGGTGAACTGGCAGCCCAGAAAAACACCAACGGTTGAGAAAGAGGAGTTTGTAGCGGAGACCTTAGTGATCGTACCGCCGCTGTTAACTACAACAACGTCACCATAGAAGATGGCGGTGCCGGAGCCAGAAGCGATGGGGATCAGACGGGTCGAGCCAGCAAACACCTGTCCGCCGATCAAATTGATCGGACGCAGCCCGTAGGGGGCTGATACAGAAGGATATGCCATTTTTAACCTCGTTTAAAAGTTATGAGCCTTTACCAAAGCTAACCGTGGATTTACGCTCAGAAATAAGCGGCATCCGTGGATCGCTTTGACGCAAAAAGTGATTATCAACAGAGCTAGTTTGATTGTCGGTCTGCTGCTGATAGAAGCTATTCCGTTGTTCAACTAACTCAGTCGGGGTCTTGCAGAGAATTAGGCCACCAATAACGATGTTGTCCTTGTAGCGCTCGATAGTGTCGCTGCCATGCAACATCATTTCTGGGTGATCTACTGCTCTGACGGGTTCCCAGCCCTCGCGAAGCTTGGCCGATAAATTGGTTGGATCAGCTTGGTTCAGGGTTGAAAGACGAATCCAACGGAACGAATACCCATCCTGCGGTGCAGGCGTAGGCAAAAGGGTGGGCGGCGCCCAGCTCTTTACACGCTCTGTGGTTTCACGCTTTTCAATCTCACGACTATTTCTGTTCTCAGCCATTTTCATTTCCTCGCTTCTTCTGCAACCTTTTTGGCATAGAGTTCCAAAGGAACACC